GCAGAGAAACTAGGTTTCTGGTACCAAAGCAGACTCGACGCGGGTTACGTATATGTATACACCCGGGACTACAGTCGTTACGACGGTAGCCTCGGGTTTGAAGCCCTTTCAGCGGAGCACAGTGTTTACTGGCGCCGCGGGGTGACAGATGACGGGCGAATGGTTTTGCATGAACAGTTAGTCATAACAGCAAGATCATCGCACGGCCATGTGTACACTATAGTTGGCACTCGCCAATCGGGTGACCCAAATACGTCCTGTGGTAATTCGTTGCTCAATGGGGGTGCTACTGACTTCGTGATGAACGAGTTGGAAAACACCCACCTTGGTGATTCTGGTCTCGACCTCGGGAGTGGGGTTGACTACGCAGATATCGTCATGGGCGACGATGGTGTACTTATGAGTAAGGTTCCTCTAGATAGAGATGCGATGGTGTTTCATTACGCCAGGCTTGGTTTGAAGGCCAAGATATCCTATTATGAGAACCCGAACCTCGTTGAATTCTGTTCTGGCTATTTTTGGCATTCCTCCGGGGGGAGGGTCTGGGGTCCAAAACCAGGCCGTTTCCTTGCAAAAATAGGTTATTCAGTCAATGAACAAAGAGATCCGTCAGGGTGGATGGCGGGCGTGCTGATTGGCGTCAAACAAGACGTATCGCATGTCCCCATCCTCAATACCCTGGTTAGCCATTGCTTGGAGTTGCTTGGCAATAAGCGTGTTGGTGCCGTCCGTGACGAACATAAGTTCCACGTTGGGCGTGCCCACAAGCCGACAGCTGAGACGTATCAGCAGTTCTACGACATTTATGGTTGCAGTCCTGCTGATTACGACAGCCTCAAGAACTATATTCTGTCAATTAAGACGTTGCCTTTCCTCATGGATCATCCGCTCCTTGAGAAGATGGTTGCAACTGATTGTTGATAGAATTCCACAAAACCGCCACTACAAGTACCCCATTGGACGGGGGGGCGGGATACGCTTGCTGATGTAGTCAGCACCACTCGGGAGGGCCAATAAGGCGGAGGGGCTTCAACCCTTGCCGTTTCCTGAGTACTACAACCACGGTTCCA